GTGAATGTTCTCTTTGTGGCGGATATCATGGATGCACCTCGGAGTGTCAAAGAAATGATTAATGATGAATTAGAAGAATCTAATCTTGCATATTGCAACGATCTTGCTGATAGAATAAATTTACTTGGCGTTGCTATTATCGCTATAAAAGAAAAGTTAGATGAGCTTGAAAACGGCATATGTTTAGCAATTGAATTTATGGGTAAAAAATAAAATGAGAGATTTTATTAGCGCAGAAGATAGAGTGATGCTAGAGAAACCATTTATAAGTAACGATATGAAGGCATTTATTATCGGAGTAATGTATTTTGTCGGTTTCTTATTTATAGCTAGCGCGCCAAATTAGCATATAATAATTCTGCTTTAAAATTTTTTGGTGAATACGCAGATATTAATCTAATAGGTAATTAAAATGAATAAAGATATTCAGGTTTCAAATGTTATGATTTCAGATATGGAATCCCTATTAATTGACGGTGATTTGTCCAAGTTAAATGGGGATCAGCGTGTAATTTTTTATAGAAAAACATGCGACTCCATGGGGTTAAATTATTTAACCCAACCATTTGCTTATATAAAATTAAACGGTAAATTAGTTCTATATGCCAGAAAAGATGCTACTGAGCAGCTTAGAAAAATACATAAAGTCAGTATCACAAAGATGGAAAGTAAAACTGTAGAAGGCGTTTATATTGTTACTGTATATGCGCGCTCTATGGATGGCCAGGAAGACGTTAGCACTGGCGCCGTAACCATTAAAGGTCTACAAGGTGACGCATTAGCAAATGCTTTCTTGAAGGCTGAGACAAAAGCTAAGCGTCGTGTAACCTTATCTATTTGCGGGCTTGGTTTTACCGATGAAAGTGAAATTGAAACCATTCCCAATGCTCAATTTGTTAAATGTGACTCTGTAACCGGTGAAATAATTTCTCCAACATTGCAAGAGCCACATAAACCTAATGAAATGGATATGCATGTACTAATGGATAGCCTAAGTTTGATGGATAGCTCACAAAGTTTAGATCTATTACAAGAAGTATTCACTAAGGCATATAAGAAATCCAAATCAGTTCCTAGTTTTCTAGAAAAATTAGTCGAATGCAAAGATAAAAATAAAGTTAGATTAGAAGCTTTAATACCTATAAGTGAGATATTAGAAGATATTGAAGAAGAAGATGCAACATTATCTTACCCTAAAATTGACGACAAATTATTAGAAGGAAATCCTTATTAATGAAAACCATTTTAATTATGGATACTGAGACCTCAGGGATTAACCATCAAAAAGACAGGGTGCTGGAAATTGCTGGCATATTATATGACATTGATAGCCGAAGTATTATTCAACAAGTCTCAACATTAATTTATACTGAAGAAAATGCCGCAGAACATATTAATCATATTTGCGTCGATTCACTTAAAGCTTCCAAAATGCAAGTTGAAATAGCTTCAATCGAATTGCTTAAACAAATGTGGCATGAAGCAGATGCTATCGTCGCACATAATGCTTCATTCGATCGAAACTTCTGTAAACAGTGGCCTATGGTAAATTTATTTAGTGAGACGAAGAAATGGGTTTGTAGTAAATCGGATATCACGTGGCCTAAAACAAGTGATCTGAAACTAACTACAATCGCAACAGCAATGGGTGTCGATAATCTTTCTGCCCATAGAGCATTAGCCGATTGCTTAATGCTAGCTCAATGCTTCGCTAAGCTGCCAGACTTGAAAGAACAGCTAATGAGTAGTGCACATAAAAATATTTATAAAGCCAATGTAAGTTATGAAGATAAACATTTGCCTAAGGAAGCTGGATTCTATTGGAATCATGATATGCGCCGCTGGGAAAAGAAAATGACAGATGAACAAGCAACATTAATTAATTTTTCAATTAGTAAAATATGAGGATTAAATTATGCCATTAGCTAAAGGTAAATCAAAAAAAATAATTGGTAAAAATATTGCAGAAATGGAAGCATCAGGTCATCCAAAAAATCAAGCTATAGCTGCGGCATTGAGTACCGCACGCAAAAGTGGCGCAAAAATCCCAAAGAAAAAGCCTAAGAAATCTTAGGCTCAACTCCTTCCGTCATCGATGGATGAGATTAAACCGTAGCAGTCAGGACTTCATAGACTAAGGTAATAGTAATATTTGTCCCAGTTCCAGCCGTGTAATCGCCCGTAGCATTACTGAAGTAAATGCCAAGTCCAGAAAGACCAGTTACTGCAGCTGTAGCCGCTTGCAACAGAGTTCTAACTTGACTTGCTGCAGCAGTTATATCGCCAGCTACCAAACCTGAAGCTGTTGCTATAGTACCAGCACCATGCGCACCATTTGTTCCACCACTTGAATACTGAATTATTGGAGCTGTACCGGTAGCATAAGCTGTATGACCTGTACTTGCTGTGTATACAGTAGCACTGTGAACAATGATTAACTGAGATGCAAGTGGATTAGCAATGATTTGCAAAGGTGTGTCATAAGCTGTGACCATTTGTGCTGTATTGAATGTCACAGTCGCAACTAAAGGTTGGAAACTAGATGCTAAGATTCCAGAATCTCCGATTGTACCATTCACATCTGTAAACATTGGAAGTTGGCCGACTATCGTAGCAGCATTTGCCATAACAACTTTTGTCTTAGCAGGATTTGATGGAGAGAAGCCAGCATCAGAAATTGCACCTGCTGTTCCACTGAAATTAGCAAAATCTCCACTTACTACTGGAAATATCACACTTGATTCGGCTGCAGATAATGTTACAACACCCGCAGAAATACTTACTGAAAATATGCCAGTAGCTGCTGATGATGTACCTTGTGCATAGGCTACTTCTACTTCATCACTTGGATTAAGCTGATTAGGTGCTTTATTTGAATACCAGCCTGCAGCAATTACTTGAGCCAAAGTGCTAGTGGTTGTGATTCTTACAATGCGTGGTGTAACATTTCCAGATTCGAACTGAACACTAATAGTCATTGTCTATTACTCCTAAAGTTAAATAAAAATTATTTGTTATCTTAATTCAAATATAATTAATAAGCCGCCGGATGCATTCCCACCATTGGCGGCTCCTGTGCTTACTGCTCCACCACCGCCAGCCCCATAACCAGTGGCATTAATACCTGCTTGTGCTGTTCCACCTGCCAATGAGCCACCACCGCCAAATTCACTAGCTGCACCTGGGCCACCGAAACCACCAATAAGATTATTAGCAAATGCTCCGCCGCCAATATTTCCAGCAATACCAAATGTGGCAGTTGTTGCTGCACCACCACTACCACCATTACTAAGAATAGCTGATCCAGCACTTTGAATTGAAGTACCGCCATTACCACCAGCCAAATTTAATTGCGCCCCAGCGGTTCCCAGTGTAGTTGCTCCTCCAGTACCGCCTGTATTTCCACCGGTCGCGCCACTTCCACCCGAACCAATAGAATATGCTAATGTTGCTGCAGTCCCGAAATATTCACCATAAGCTCCAGAACCACCTCCAGCACCAACCGCAATGCCGCCAGCACCAGAAGCCCCACCACCACCACCACCACCAGCTACCGCACGAGCCCAGATTTGTTTAGTTCCAGCGGTTGGAGTATAAGTTCCAGAACCGGTAGTAAATGATTGAACACCAATCACTGATAAGGGTGCGGCTGTCGACCATGTTGGCGCACCACTTGCGCCTGATAATAATGCTAATCCAGCTGTCGCTGTTCCACTAAGTAAATCTCCAGTACTTGCATTACTATAGAAAATACCACCATTAGAAGCTGTGATATTGGCACCTGTACCACCCTGGGATAAAGTAATAACAGCTGCCGAACTGAATAATGTACCTGAAGTAGGAAACGTCACAGTGGTATTACCAGTTATTGTCCCGGTAAATGTAAATGCACCACTCATTGTAAAAGCACCACCTAATACAATGACAGCACCCGTATTTAAGCTATTACCTATACTCATGATTTAATCCTTTTAAACTAAAGTTAAATTGCCTGTTGGGACGATTGACCACAACGTGTCATTCTGTAGACAAGTCACAGCTGCACTATCGGTTGGTAAAGTTGATGACACTGATCCTAATACCCCAGCACTACTAAAAACATTCCCTACATAAATCTGTTGAGATGCATTTTGCGCTATTATCCATCCCCCAGTTCCATGGAAACCTTTAATAATAAATGTATCACCCACACTAGCCGTTAATGGTAATGTGAAAGTAGTCAATGCAACATTTTTAGGAATATATCCATTATTGTTAATAATTTGTTGTGAAATTCCAGTAACAACATTCCACGTAAAATTATTCATATTAGGATTGAATGAAAACAAAGACCAACTTAATAATGTAGTTCCTACAATAACAGTACCTGTAAAAGTTACTTGCCATAGTGTGTTAGAATTTATTGTTCCAGCTGGAATATAAACTACTCCACCATTAATAATATTGGATGAACTATTAAAATCTATTGCTCTGGTTAATACCCAAGGAATAGAAATCCCATCACCTAATACGGATAATGTGTAAATTCCATTTTGTGCTAAATTAGTTTGATCCTTAATTAAATATCTTCCGCCAACAATACCCATTTGGCCATTTAATGAAAAAGGAAGAAATACTCCAGAATTTGTTAGAGTAGATCCCACTCCAGAAATTCCGTTATTATATGTTGCGATTAAATTAGTTGTAGAGCACGTTATTACAGCTTGATAAGTAGTAATTCCTAAAGATGCTACTAAAAAAGTTGTAAGCTGTGCTATTTGATAAGGTTTAGTAGTTCCTGAGGGTGATTGCGTTACATCTGTAACATCTACTGCAGGATATACATCAGTACTTTTTACTGTACCAAATGCACCTCCATTTAATTGCGTGATATCTATAATAACTGTCATAATTAATTCCTTATACGATAGTCAAGTTACCTATCACGCTAGTTGCTACCCATGTAGTATTTGCAACAACACAAAGCAAGCTTATTTGATCATATCGATTAGATGACGATACGGTTCCAGTTGCTCCAATAGTTGAACTTACACTACCCACTTGAATATTTTGTGAAGCATTCTGCGCAATTGTCCAGCCATTAGAAGAATTACCAGCAATAGATATTATCGTTCCAATAGCTGCAGTTGTTGGAAGCGTATAAGTAACTAACAACGAAACATCATTGGTCATATAACCTTGATTTACAGCTAATAACTGAGTTGAAATTGTTACATTATTCCAAACGAATGAAGCTATTCCTGTAGCATTAACGGTAATGGTTCCAGAACCATTGGATACTAAAATATTTGTACCGGAGTTAATTGCAGTAGCTGTTGGCGCACCAGCTGTGGTTCCTACTAATATTTGACCGGCTGACATTGCTTGCCAAGCTGGTATACCAGTTGCTCCAGTTACTAAAGTTGCTTGATTGATAGTAGCTAAACCAGTAACAACATTAGAAGCGCTCGCATAAAGAATAGTACTTACGGCATAAGTATCAGCGAAAGTAGAGGTAGTGTACGCATTACTTGTACCATTTGATCTAAGAATAGTTCCTGTAGTTCCTACCGTATTGGGCCACAAAGAAGTGGAGGCAATATAATTAGTACCATTAGAAATTAAAATATTACCTGCTGCTCCACCAACTATTGGGAAAGTCGCTGTGCTATAAATGTTGTTAGTTCCATCAGAAGCAATAATCTTTCCTGCTGTTCCACTGGCACTTGGATATGTAGGAGTTGAATAGGCCAATCCAGTAGCTGCCCCAGAACTTACTTGTAAAATTTTTCCATCACCAACAGCAACAGGAAGGCGTGCATTTACAGTTGTAAAAGTATAAAGATCCCCTTTTGTCGTAAGAGGAGCTAATTGTGAAATTATAACTGAACCTAAAATATATCTATCATCAGTAGCATCAAATGGTGATCTACCTAAATACATTTTATCAGTGGCAAGAATACTAGTCGCCGCTGTTGGTATTTGATTAATATTAAAGCCTGGCATAATTTAATCCTTATAATAATAAGTCGAAATTCTGCCCATTGAGCAGAAGAAAAGGCGCGCCAGAAAGAAATAAAAATGTATTCTGAGTTATTGGATTAAATTCAGAATCAATATTATCTTGCTGGACAAATGGACTCTCAATAAGTGGATTATTGATTGGATTCATTCCTAATCGGCGATTTAACATATTTTAATTTCCAAATTCTGGAACTACATAAAATAGAACGCTTACATATGCGCCCGCTGCATCTGGAGTAATAAAGCTTATTGTAGATCCTTTCAAAACCCTTCGACCTGCAGGATTTAATTCATTTAAATTTGCACCTATTGATCCACTAGGAGTAACTGCAGTAGTTGAAAAATTTACCCATATATTTGATCCAGGTGTAAAAGACATTACAGCAAGATAAGCTGGATATTCTGATGGAACTGTAATTGTTTGTGCTGCAGCTGTCGCTAAAAGTCCAGCATATGAATCTTGGCTTGGCACTAATCCAAATGCATTATATCCAGCCACATCTTTTGTTAGGTTCAGCTTAGTTGGCATTTTATTACTCCTTAAAATTTTATAAACCAATTTACATACGCATTTACAGGTCTTGTTTCTGTATTGCCTGTTGCTGCAATAGTTGTCGTCGTTGCTGTCGAATATCCTGCTTGTCCAACACTAGGGACACTCGTATTATATTGGTTACCACTACCAGCATTCTGGATTGTATCTGCTGTCGTTCCACCTGCTGTGTAACTTGTTACTTTAGATCCCACTTGCGTAGCACTTACTGTTGCATTGGATGAAATTGTTGTAGTAGATACAGAAGAAGCCGTATGAAGATGAGATTCAAAAATATCAAATTCAAAACTGCCAGGTAATAATGGATTATTTAATCCAGAATATCCAAATCGATGATTATTACTATTATCCCATGCTGAATTAGGATCAGTTCCTCTTAAGAACATTCCTCTTAAATCAGGCACAGCAAAGAACATAGCATTTATAGCTTTTTGAGTGGCAGTTACGACCTGGGTTGCTGTAGCTCCAGCTGCAATATTAACTTGTATTAAAGTTCCGCTAACAACAGGTGCGACGCCTCCAGATGCTACATTGTACCAAGGAATATATGTCACACCATTTGAATGGAATGTAAAATAAGAATTATTGGGGGGAGTTGCGGTTACTGAAATAGTATTATTTTGAAAACCATTCATAACATTTTGAATTGCAATCCCTACATCTGCTGCAGTCATACTCGGATCTAAATTACATTGAATACCATTTCTTCCGCCAACTGCTGGATCAACTTCTGTGCCAGTTTGAAACCACATATAATATGCAGTTGATGCATTATTAAATATAAAATATAAACCTGTTCCGCCAGTTACAAAATTTGATGCAGGTAATGTTAAAACTAAAAATTCATAATGATATAAAGTGGTAACTGGATTGTTAAAACTTCCAACATTCATACCAGATGTTCCAGCACCGGCTGCTGTTGATATAGAGGTAGCTGGTAAATGTTTAAATGCTACAGAGCCATTAGAATTTGACCAGACTTGATATTCATATCCAGCAGTAGTGGCATTTACTGTTCCATTAAATGTAAAACTTGTTGGAGCCGCCCCATCTGCTGGAGCAGTTTGTGCGCCTTGTTTATTTTGAGAAACTAACAATATATTATTTGAAGATCCTGAAACGTAGGTATTTACATAATTAGCACCGGTTCCGAATATTGGTAATCCGCTTACAGAATCAAATAAAACAGATTGTAATCGGCTATATGGAATTCCTAATGTTGAATATGAAGATGTTTGATATTGAGCACCATCACATAATAATTCATTATTAATTGCTGTTCTCATTGCTCCAATAATAGTACCTACTTGCGAATGATCGAATATCATTCCAGTTGGAGTAAGCACAAGAGGTAAATATAGATCATTACCATTTGCTGCAGGAACTGGCATCCATCCAGCTACACCACGATATAAAGCTTCTGATTCGGTTTGCACTGGGAAAGAAGTTAATGTTACGACTCCTTCGAGTAATGCAAAATCAGTAAATTGAGCATCCCAAGTCGTAGCACTTCCACGTAATGAGATCCCGATATAATCATCATCGTTACTGCCTATTGTTCCTGCATTCGCAACAAATGAGGGAATACTTACCGTATAAGAACTATAACCTGGCGTAATATTTACCGTTCCAATGGCAACTTGAGTCGGAGAAGATGGTGCGCCGCCTGTACCAAAATAATAAGTAACATAAACAGTAAAGGTATGAGTATTGGAATCATTACTAGCAGCAGAAAAGTAAAACGTGTATGGCTGTGATCCAGGAGGGTTCCCACTGGAAAATGTATTTACATTTCTCCATTGAATAGATAAATCTCTTATGGTGTCACTGGCATTAAAACTAGTACATGAAAAGTTAAATGCATATCGAGGGAAATCATTTAATCCTGCTATGCCAGTTGCTAAGCGCTGAAAACTATTATTGAAAACAGAAGTTCCGCCAGTAGTATGTTGGAATGTCCAGCCGCCTTGAGCGATGGCCTGAGAATCAATTGTGGTTGTCCCAAATGCATAAGTTGTTACTGGCGGTTCAGTTGCACTAACAATATCGTTGTGTGCTAAGAATTGACCGTTAGGAATAAAGTTAGCTTCTGTATTATTCGATACAGGCGAAGTTCCATTCACGGCAGCATTTGGCCAAGCTTGGCGCGTAAATTGCTGAACGAAGTCTGCGCTTTGCACTGTTATATAATATAGCTCCTGAACACCAGTTTCATGTGCATCTGTTCCTGTCCATGGATAGTAATAAGGGACAATATTGTTACCTAGCGCATCCTGAAAGGTTCCAGCCATAGATAATACGGATGGGTTAGGAAGTGCCACATATGTAAGACCTGGAGTTAATTGGTATACAGGTTTCAGCGTAGTCCTATTAACATCAGAATAGAATGTGACAATACCACCAGCTAATGGAAGGCCAGAACCGTTGTCCACGTAAAATGTGTCGAGATCCGAAGTTGTGAAATATAATGGATTCAAGCCTGTCATATTATTAGTTTCCCTAAATTAACACTTGCTTTAGCTGCTTAGTATTGTATAATTCCTGCAACTTATGAGGATAAAATATACATGTTATTCAATCTATTTCTAGTTTTCATTGGCCTTTGGGCTCTTGGCAGTATTTACGATAAAGGCATCTAATCATTATTATTTCCTTTCAATAATTCATATATACCCAGACCACCCGCTCCTAATGCACTTCCATGCAACGCTGGCATTCCTAAATGTTTTATCAAACCTTTAACTAAAGCTTGTCGTTCAAATTCCGGATGAAATTCACCGCGCTTAGCTGCGAATTTTCCTTTAGATAATGATTGAACTAATTCACTTGGTAATTTTTCTTGTTTTTTATAATCTTGAATAGCTTTATTTTTTGTATAAGGAATTACTTCATTAGCATATCCCTTTTGAATTTCTCTATGCTTGTCTAAAAGATCTTGATGAACATTACCTTCTTCATCTTTGAACATATTATTCTGAATATAATTCTTAGCATTGGTTGCTTCTTTTAACTTGTCTCTACCTTCTGAATCAAGGGTTCCCGCAACTTGCTTTCGTCCAAGAAGTCTTTCTCTAAAACCTAAATCACTAATAGCGCGCTGAGCATTCAATAAATTTTTATTTGCGATAAACTTATCTAATGATGGAAGATCGATAGATGAACTATTTATATGTTCAGGATTAATATGCGACAAAGTAATTCCTCTTGATGTTGCTTCATCGCTAAGTTGATTATATAAACCTGTCTCACCAGAATATTTTTCTTTCATCCCTTTTTCTGTATCAACAATTCCTTTTGCAATATTTTGTGAGGAAAGTTGCGCAGGATTAAATTTTAGAGCCGTCCTTGCTGCCGCAGTTCCTAATGCTAAATTTCTACCAATTCCACGAGCTAAAGATTCACCTGGATATTGTTTTTCTCCAAATAATGCATTCGTGCCTGTTTCTATATTTTGAGATGATATATTAGGCGTAAAATTATTATTGCTATATCCTTCAGGCAATAAATGCAATCTTTTTTCTGTATATGCCTGAACATCATGAGGAATATTAATTGCATTTAATAATGATTCAAATAATCCCCCTTTAATTTGGCTAGATACATGCGCAGGATGTTTTGTATATGAATCAAATAATCCAGGTACTTCAGTTTTTCCTTCGCTTAGATAATTAGGAATATTTCTTAAAAAACCTAAAGCACTTCCTCCTATATCTTTCACTATTCTTGGAATAGCCATCCCTGCTGAAGTTGCAAAGTTCTCTTTAGCTTGAGGCATTTCATCCTCAAGCAAATTAATAGGTGCAGGCTTATTAGCTGGCATTTCATCTTCAAGTAAATTGATAGCCATCAAAGTGCTCCCTCAGGAATTTCTATACCTTTTTTCTGCAATCTTTTTATTACTTCAGGAACTGATATACCCATTTGTTTTGCTGTATGTTGTAAATTTTCAGCAGTAATATTTTCTCTAGATATTTTTCTAGAAGATGGATTTACTTGTTTTGCAACATCTTCTTCTATTTTATCCATATTAACTTCTTGGCGAGCTTTATCTTCAGCGTCAAATTGATCCATACCTTGTTTCATATATTGATGCGCTAATTTTATTTGTTGAGACTTAGCTTCATTAAATATCTTTAGCCCTTCTACTTTTCCTACTCTTGCAGCTAATAAATCATCATCGTTGGCTTTTAATGTTCTTAAAAAACCAAGATCTTTATCAGTCATTCTTGATCCAAAATCTTTAATAGATGCTGATATCAAAGTATTTTGAGTTGTTTCTAGTTTAGCTAATTTTTCTTGAAATTCAGGTGATTCTGTATTTTTATAAAATTTAATTGCTTTTGCATTTACAAAAGGAGTATTTAATTTATCCTTAAAAATAGGATCTTGATATCCTTTAGCTAGACTATCTAAAACTCGCCCTTGACCAATTAACCCAGAATATTCTTTACCATATTCTCCTGTTTGTTGTCCTTCTGTAGTACCCTCAGCTGTTGACTTAGCGCCACTTTTTTTCAAAGTACCTTCATTGTAAGCCTGTCTTTCAATAGGGGTCATTCCGGCCGTTGGATCAGGTAATGGAGCAGCCTGTACAGCAGGAACATCTTTCGTAACCGATGAGCCTGGCATTCCAGCTTCTTCACGTACTGCATTTGATACAGGTGCTTGTTGTTGCTGAGATGGAGGCGCAAGATAATTCTGCAATCCAGTTCGTAATTGAGATGGCTGTTGAGGTTGTGTTTGTGGTGGCATTCCTCCACCAAATACTTTGTGGAAAATATCAGATCCTAGTTGACCTAGGCCACCTAGTACTCCGCCGCCCCCTTGCTGAACTCTGGATGGATCTAATGCTGGATTATTCCATTGCTGACCATTTCCAGGCGCTTGTATTCCACCTGCTCCAGGAGTTTGTTGGTTCACGAAGTTCAAATAAGCCTGCTGTTGATCAGGCGTCAATTTTTCCATGAACTGCTGATTTCCAGCTAATTTCGAAGCATACTGCGGTTGCATAAAATGCGAATAAGCAAATTGTGAAGCAGCTTGTGCTTGCTTAGCCAAGCCAGCATATGGCGCTTCATTCTCTGCCGTTTGCGCTTGTGCTTGTGCTAAACGATTAGCAATAGCTTGCGCTAATCCTTTACCAAAAGGCGATTCTTGTATTTCAAATTGCATTGGATTAATAGGCATTGTTATTCCCCTTAAGCCGCAGCAGTTGCTAATTTAGCAGCGCCTGCAGCTCCTCCACCCCCTTGACCACCACCTTGAAGGAAGCTCAAGATATTCCCAATCAGTGCGCCAGTTTGGTTATTTTGATTAGCTTGGCCAGCATATTTCAATTGACCCTGATTCATTAAAGCTTGAGCTAAACTACTGCCCAAATCAGTTGATGCAGCTTGGCCTTGAGTATTCAACCCCGATTGACCTTGCAAACCGGTATTATAGAAATTCTGATTACCTTGCTGTCCTTGATTAAATAAATTCTGATTACCTTGCACACCTTGATTAAAGAAGTTCTGATTGCCCTGAATGCCTTGATTCATTACATTCATATTTCGATCCATGTATTGCTGAAAATCATTATTCGCTAAATCACCAGCAAGTTGGCCAGCTTGTTGTTCATGCTGTGGCGTGCCTAACATGCCGCCTGCAGCATTCGCATTATTAATAGCACTTTGCCCTTGCTTCATTCTCCAATCGTATCCTGGAGATTTCTGATAGCCTTGGCCAAGACGTGAAATCACATCATTAGGATTTTGCATCATCTGTGAATATTGATTCTGCAATCCACCATAATTCCCTTGCTGTTTTTGGAATTGCTGCATGAGATTATGCAACATGTCATTGCCGCCCATCTCACCATACTGGCCTTGTAAATTTCCACGGGTATTCGGATTAGCTAATGCGCCATATTCACCTTGGATATTATTTAGCGCGCCTTGACCAGCATTAATATAAGGGTCGTAATAAGGCTTAATCGTCCCAGGTACTTTATTTAAGTACGGTTCTGCTTGATCGGCTGGATTAGGAAATATCTGATCAAAAGGCCACATAATTTTATTCCTTACGTATTTGTTACTTTATGAAATGTTCCATCGCCTAACAGAATCTTAAGCTGACCATTTGGTATTGCTGTCATGCTGCCATTTACTTCAGCAGGATCGAAAACTAATGTTCCTAATTGCACGCCACTTTGTGTGCCGTATGTTGCTTGAATTACTGCAAGCTGACCACCTGCAACCGGTGGGGTTACTGAATTAGCCGCTGAAGACACATTAGGTATAACAAAACCTTCATTGCTTAATGATTGCTGTAAATTCTGTAAAAGCTGAATAAATAAAGTTTGCCAAGAAACTGATGGCTTTCCTTCTTTATCTAACATGTCACTCTGACTCAGAATAGGCACAAACATTATTGATATATCCCTGTCACACCGTTATTACAAACAAATCTAGAAAATCCATGAAATCTAAATTGATGTACTAATTCATTTGCTGCCCCTAGATTTCGCCACATTAATCGATTGGCTCTATTTCCTAGAGGTAACATATCAATACTCTTATTACTGCCAAAATTTACACCACCGTCTTTTGATAAACTCATATCAATTCGTGGAACATTATTTCTAAAATTATAACCACCGCCAATTAATTGATTATGATTTTGCGTACTGATTTCGTTTGTATCTTCCGTACCTAAAATGAATGTAGTATCTCGATAATCATAATCAAACTGACCTTGCTCAATACAGAAACCACTATATCCAGCAATAAATCGTGATTGATCTGGCAATCTTAAAGATGGCGTTATTCGTATCCGCGGGATTTCGAATATTTGTCCGTTGCCATAATCGTAATCATAAATATTGTTGCTCAATTCGTATAAGTTGCCATCTTTCAAACTTACAAAGAAATATAGATTATTGAAGAATGCAACACGCTTAGGAATAAACGCATTCATATTTTCATCACATAACGTATAGAATTTATCTGTATTGAAATCGTATGCGTAACTCAATTGATCTGTAGGCCATGTCGCAACATAAAATAAGTGACCATTTTGTCTGAACATAAATCCATAGCAATTTGACGGATTTTTTAAGAATGCTAATTTATCATCGATACCATCTGTAGAAATATGGATTGGATCACCGCCATTAGAATACATAATGATAGGGCCAGACTTTTCATTGATACCAATGAAGCAAACTTTGTTTTCTAGTTCAGCAATCGTTGCAGGATTAATACAACCATAATCGATATTGAACGCCGTGCTTCGTTGATATGGGAATAATTGAGCACCGACATCCTGCCATTGCTCAGTAACAGTCGCTCCAAAAACAAATAAGTTATTTCCAGATCCAGGAAAACGAATAGTGGCAACTGTCTTATCTGGTTTCGTTTGCAATGCTCCCCGATGCTGAGCGTCATCAGGCCAGCTCAATCCATTATTCGGATCAGAGAGGGCCCAAAGAAAGTTTCCGCCAGATGTAGCAGCAGGCGAAACAAATCGACCATTTTGGAATGTGACGAATCCAGGAACGAAATCAATAATGAAATCTATTCCTGAAGTAGAGAAAACTGTTGTCGTAGAATTGTAAACATAAAGTCTTGTGCTATCAGAAAATAGAATCTGACCAGCGTTATTTTCAGTAATGAAAACATCACCGATAAATGTTTGAAGATTTCCGATTCTTGTTCTTGATAATGCTGTATCAAATTTATAAACATTATTATCTATTACGGCAAATAATGTTGATAACTTCGCGCTAGAATATATTCCCCTACCTTCACCTGTAGGGTTAATAGTTTGAACATTCTGATAACCAGCAAAAGGCGTTAACCACTGATCAACAAGAAACATATTAAATGTTTGCTCTACACTTATTTTTGCATAACGGGAAAACTTTGTCGATCCTGCAATCTCGAGTGGAATATCTTGATATCGTTGAGCGCCTGGTTTAGCCATTCATATAATCCTACGGCCAATAGCCCGTCGTGAGGTTGATGCTTTGCCAATCAAACCCTATTTGCTTACTAGATATGAAACTAACTTTATTGAGCGATAAATCTGGCGGCTCAATGTATTGAAGCTTTTTAGCCATAACCATTAACTGCTTTTCTTTATCAGCAGGGAATGTGATGTCATATTCCAAACACATATATTTTGCTAATGCATATCTCAAATATGAAATATAAAATCCATCATATGTGAGACTAAGATCCGTGAATAAATCCACATCAGTTAATGCATATTTACCGGTAATATTTGCTAAATAAGCTTGATTAGGTGAGAAATATACATAGAGGTTACTACCACCTTCAGCGCGCTCTAAATGCCATGCAAATGGTAATGATTGAATATCATCAACTCGACCATTTCCAAAATATTTGTTTCTTGTAACTTCATTTGTTGGAAAACGAACAGGCCCGATATTAAATGTAAAAGTTTCAACTTGAACAAGGCCAGGAATAAAATAAATTTCCTGACCTTGCACTAATTGAAGCACGGTTCTTTTCCAATAAGGAATTAAATCTAAATCGCATGCTTTAAACTCCAGCAATTCATTCAGCAGAAATAGCCCGTCAGTAGCTTGCTCACCAGAGACAACTTCTAAGCCTCTAGCTACAATTCCTGATAGATTCCATGCTCTGCTTATTAATAAAGAAGCTGGATAAGCTGCCATATTTAATTCCTTTCTTTTTTAGATATAGAAATCAAATGCTGCAACATTAATAGCAACACCACCAACAGCTGATACTTTATAGTTAGATGTTGGAACACCAGCTACAAGTTGAGATAATACGGTAGGCCATACAACAGTATGAGCTGTACCACCAGCCACTGGAGCAATCGCTAAGAATTGATCGCCAGTACTATTTCCACCTTGCATATTAAATGTGTCAGCTGCACCATTAGCTGTCCAATTTACACTAAATAAAATAGGTAAATTATCTGCAGCTGGAACCCATTTTGTTAATGCAATAGCAGCATACGTTGCTGACGTACCAGCAGTAACAGCAGTCGCTTGAGGCGCATCAAATGTAAATCTGCGTGCATTCTGATTACCAGTTTGCCAGAACAATAAGAAATGCACAGATGCATCTGTTACTGCATAACCAATATGGCGGAAAATGTTATAGCCAAATGGTAGCAATGGGCCGGTTGCTGCAGATGCAGTTGAAAGCATTAATCCAGTTTTATTACCGCTTACAGCATCAGCTACAACAAATACTTTATAAACAGTGCTGAGAACTAATACGCCGGTATCTAACGCATTGAGTCCAGTTGTTGCCGCATTAATAGTTGTTACAGCATTTGCCGTACCACTATTATTTTGGCCGTTGTAATTTCCTAAGTTGATATCAAAAGTATTTGTTGAATCACGGCAAATACCAGCGCTAACGTCTAACTGAGTATTAGGAGTAGTGGCATTATTGCTAACTTTCATGTCTCTGATATATAAAGTTGGCTGATTGACGATTGGTGTTGAGCTATCGAAACTTGACATTGTTGAATCCTCTTATTCATTAAGTCTATGATGCTCTCTATGATGTTTTCTGCAAAGCCATCTAATATCTAGAGGTTTGTAGTAATCATCATGATGAGCCTGCACATCTTCACTTGTTCCGCATTTCTCGCAAGGCCACCTTACTAAAATACCCTGGCGAATCTTTCTTGCGGTTACACCTCTTACTGCATCTTTAAACTTTTGTTCTTCTGTTCTGTAAGGTCGAATTAATTTCTTTTTAAAAATTTTGCATTTTTCACAATAACTTTCATTCAAAAAATTTATTTCTTTATCACCGCCGCAATTAGAACAAGTAGTTTTCCGGCCTTTTGCATTTTTTGATCGCTTCCCCTCAAGAATACTTTTCTCTCTCATCTTTTCACGTTTACATAAATTACAATAAGCATCACGAATATTTTCTTTTGGCTTTTCGCACTTTGAACAATTAGGTTTTGATCTTTCTAAATACCTATTTCGCTCACAAGCCAAACAATATCCTCTTTCTTGATGTTCCTTGATGCCTTTACAGCTACTGCAATAAATTCCACGTTCAACCTGAGATCCATGTCTCTTACGGAAACGCCTTGCATCTTCCCGGCTTTTCTTCTTCCTATTTTCTTTACGACAATCCTCACAAAACTTACTTTTTTTAGAAATTATTTCTTTACCGCACTTACAATTTAAGGCTTTCATCTTTATACCCTTACTCGGTTAAAACGTAAGGGTATCATAATTTAAAAGCTTGAATATCCCTTATTTATATGGGGAAAATGAGTCTCATGCAGTTGTCGCTGACTAAGCA